GAGGATCTGCTGGCTCAGTTGGACAAGGCCGAAGCCGAGGTGGAGCGGCTGCGGGCAATCGAGGACGCTCACGTCAGTTGTGAGGATTGGCCGAGGGAGCGGACGCTTAGGGCCGAGGCCGAGCGGGACGCGCTGCGGGAGCAGGTGCGCTACGAGGGGACATTGCAGCGTGCGCTGGCAGCCCGCGCCGAGCGTGCCGAGGCGGCGCTGCGAAACTTGCTCAACAAGATGGATCGTGTCGAGGCCAGTCCCGCCTATCTGAGCGTGTGGACAATCGCGCAGCTTCACGTTGGCCCCTATCGCGGGGAGACTTGGACGGCCGAGTTTGAAGCTGCCCGCGCTGCTCTGCGCGCCCCCGTGCTCGAGGTTATTCACGAGGTCCTCCCCTAGCGACCTAACCCCAGCGCACCCTAAAGGGTGCTGGGGGGAGCGTCCTCTAAGAAACCAAGGAGTTTTCATCATTTCAATACCTTTACTATATAAGGGACGTTGAAAACCCCCAACTTGGTCCTGCAAGGCCTTGAAAGTAGGAGCTTTGCAGTTTTCACGAGCCTCACACCTTTTAGGTGTGGTGGCGGGAGGCAAAATGCAGCGGAGTACCTGGAGAGAAGCCGTGGAAGTTTGGCTCATCTTGATCGTTCTAATGATCCTGATCACCATGGCTAGGAGGTAAGGGGTTGGAGGGGAGGGGGTCATACTTGGCTCCCTCCCTTCCTTCCCAGCCAGCCTACGCCAGGAAAGAAGCCATCTTCCACCATTTGCCTCCTCCGCCACGCGGTGGCACTAGACATCCCCAGCGCTTTCGCAATGAAAGCATCAAGGGCAGTTCCCCTCAAGCTGGAGGAGTTCACAATATCGTAGACCTTCAGGAGTTCTTCAAACTTAGGGCACTTTAGGGAAGCCCCATCCACCGGGTCTAGAAGTAGCCCTAAAGGCCCGTAAAGCTCCGACACCTGGCTTTTCTCATGACATAGACGAATATTGATTCCTTCTTTCTCCGAGTCATAAGGCATTAGGTGTAGGCCCACTTGGGCATCATTGAGCCAGTTCATGGCTCCGGAGAAGCTTTCCTTAGCCCTTCCTGTGGAGCCATCGGCGTTCACCTGGGTCTTTTTCGTATGATGCACAAAGATCAGGGCCGTCCCAGGGAAGAGGTGCTGGAAAAAGGAGTAGACCAACTTCGGGGTCTGCGCCTCCTTGTCATTTAGGTCATGAACCTTCCTTAAAGTATTCACTATGACTAAATCGTAGTCGTTTCGCGCTGCCCTTTCTAGCATAGCCATGTCCGCAGGGTTGGGCTGGGGGACAGAGAGCGGTGGGAGAAACAGGAAGTCCACATTCGGTGCCACGGGAAGCGTCTTTAGCCTCTTGTGCACAAGCCGTTGTGGGGTATCTACTTCAAGATACAAAACTTTGCCTGCCATTGCCGGGAGACCAAAAAAGTTATCCCCCCTTCCCACAGAGGCGGCAATATGCCAGCCCAGGGGGCTCTTCCCGGTTGAAGTCTCTCCCCACAAAAACACAATTCCATCTCTAGGAACATACGGCTCAATCAGCCAAGGTGCCTCTGTATACACCTTTTTGTTAAAGTCTTCCCAGGAGATCAAAGTTCTAGTGTCTCTGCTCATGGCCTGTCAGAGTTAACGTATTCTATTAGCCTCTTACACTTAGGGCATACCTTTGGAACCTTCCCCTCTTGAGGGTACCACCCGTGCTGGCACCTCTCGCAGAGCAGGTGAAGGACCCTAAACTTTTTCTGCTTAACTGTGGTTTTTGTTGTAGTTGGCAGGTTGCTCCTCCTTGAAGGATGGAGTATACTCTACCTCCAAGGTGGTAACAAGTTCAAAGGGAGGAAATGTGAAAAAGTCCAAGAAGTACCAAGTACGAATCGACTTCACCGTGACCCTTCCGGAGGAAGTCTCCTCAGGCAGCATCCCCAGACAGATCAAGGAAAATCTATACCTCTACCCAGGGAGGGATAACTTCTTCTTCCCTGCCAAGGGAGGGTCATATGTCGAAGCCGTCTACGGAAAATTCACAGTCTCCGCAAAGGAGGTGAAATAATGAAGAAGGTGTTTTGCCCGGTTAGTGGAAAGGTCGAATGGGCGAATGTTAGTGGGAAGGACCCACTTAAACTCGACCCGAAATGCTGCAAGTGCGGGAATAGACATCCGGGGGTCAAGTGAGTGAACTTCGGGAGGTAAAGCTCTCTCAGCTGAGGCCTAACCCTTTTAGAGACATAGAGAACTACCCCTTCTGGCGGGACAAGCTGGACCGCCTCAAGGAAAGCATCAAGTCCACCGGAGCCTGGCCTAACATCATAGTGCGGCCGATGGCCGACACTGGATTCTTCGAGCTAGCCTACGGTCATCACAGGGTGGAAGCCATCAGGGAGCTGGGGGTGCCCTCCTTGATGGTGATAGAAACCGACCTTCCTGATGACGCCATGCTGAAGATGATGGCGGATGAGAACGCGGAAGAGTTCGGCACCAACTTCATGCTAGGTACCATGAATGCGGTAAGCGCGGTGGTAAAGGCCTTTAGCGAAGGTAAGATCTCCCTGGGTGCGGAGGAAAAGGCTCCTGAAAGCCATGTGCGCTTCGCCCCCTCTTACCTTAGAGCTTCTTTTCCCGACGTCGTGAAGACACCTATGCGCTACACCGCGCAAAGCCTAGCCACCTACCTTGGCTGGCTGAGGGAAGATGGCATGGCGGAAGCTAGGGTTCACACCGCTCTAGCAAGCCTGGAGCTGATCGAGCTGGGGGTATGCAAACCTCAAGCCTTCCAAGGCTTAAGCCACGAGCAAGCAAAGGCCGTGGTCCAGCAAGCCCAACTCGTCTACAAGACCCGGATGCGCGAACTTGAAAAGGATGCAGAGGAAAAGGAAGCCAAGAAAGCCAGGGAGGAGGCTAAGAAGCAGGCCTCAGCCAGCGTAGCCAAGGTGGTAGGAGCCTTCAGAGACGGAGCGGGGGTGAGGGAAGTCGCCCAGGAGACCCGCTCTCTCAGGGAGCGTGTAGAGGCTGTCCCTACCCAGAAGAAGGTAGACCCAACCGGCACCGACATTTCAAGGATGCTAGACAGGGCCGCGGGAGAACTCGAAGACCTGGCAGTGAAGGTGGATATCCTCGCTGACAGAAGTGAGAACCTGCTCAAGCTCTTCGGGGCTGGGGCCATCTGCGACAAGGGAGTGGAGAAAAAGGTAGGGAAAAGTTTCCTAAGCCTCCTAAAGGCTGGCCATGCCTTCCACAACCACTTCCTTAAATCCCAAGAAAAGAGGGGTTAAGCTAATGGGCTGCTACGAGACTATCGAAGTGCCTTGCCCGAAATGCGGGTCGCTCTACTTAGCACAGTCGAAATCCGGCCCATGTGAAATGGGCTACTACTCCCTGGAGGATGCACCAAACGATGTGATAGCCGATGTCAACCGCCATGCCCCCTTTGAGTGTGAACGCTGTGGCACCCTTTTTGAAGTCGAGCTGGAGATTCCTAGGACTAGAAGAAGCGTCAAGGAGTTGAGAAATGGTTAGAGAACTTTACGTAGAAACCCCTGAGCCTACCCCCTCTTGGGAAGAGCAGGTAGAGCTATTCTACGACTTCAGCGTGGAGGGAATCCCCCTCCCGGAGAAGCTCCAGACCTACCTCTCGGATGAGTACCTTCACCTTATCCCGGTGGAAGCGCGGCTGCCCGAGAATGCCAGAGCCTGGACAGCGTACAAGTCCTGGGTGGGAGACATAGTGGAAGACCCTAGGACTCCTAGGGAAAGGCTGGAAACCTACTTCTTGGAGCAGGAGAGAGTCTGATGGAATTCGGAGGTAGCTGCCCTCATTGTCAAGCTGACTTGACATACGAGGTAGATGGGAAAAAGTACTCCAGCCTGATAGGCCTTGAGATCCAGGGGGGCTACGACGGTATCTCTTACTGGGCCTGCCCGAAGTGCAAGGTAGTCTGGGATCGTTTCACCGGGAAGAAGGAAGATCCCAAGGATTGGGAGAAGTTCTTTGGGGGGAAATAACGTGAGCCAAACCTTCTGGGCCGGGTCCACCACCCTCCTCTTGATAATCACCCTCTTGGCGACCCACACGAAAAATCTAGAAGCTTCAGTAGCATGGGGCGTGGCCTCCTTTCTTTCCCTACTTATCTATCTCAAGGTAGTTAGCGAGGAAAACAAATGAAGAGATCCCCGATATGTGCGGAGATGGTGAAGATGTTTGAGGGCCTAAAGCTTTGTCCCTACCGGGACTCAGTGGGGGTCCTTACTATAGGGTATGGGCACACTAGAAACCCTGGGGAAGGCTACATCACGAAAGAGGAAGCAGAGAAGCTTCTAGAGGATGATCTCCGCTACTTCGAGGGACATGTAGTCTTCCTCCTACAAGATATGGGAGGGGATGTCCCTAGCTTTATGTATGACGCCTTGATTAGTTTCGCGTTCAACCTGGGGGCCTCAGCCCTGGAGCACAGCACCCTTCTAAAGAAGTTCAAAGAAGGTGACAACCGAGGGGCAGCTGCAGAGTTCTCCCGGTGGGTCTACGCTGGGGGGAAACCCCTGCCTGGTCTGATAAAGCGTAGGCGCGCAGAGGCTGTGAGATTCCTGGGTGGAGACTTCCCACTAGTAGCGTCTTGCTATCATGGAGAAGTAAGATGAAGCTTTACCTAAACGTCTACGACTACCCTCTACCTACGGAGCTACTTGTTAGCCTCCAAGGGCTAGGCTGGGGAGGCCTGCGGCGAGACGTAGAGATCCCCGAAGAGATTCCTGGAATCCTGGAGGAAGGGGAAATATTTGGCTTCTCGACTATCCTCTTGCTTAACAAGCCTCCCGGGGAGTGTGAGAGTTTCTTGCGCGCTTGTCACTCCTTCAGAGATGCCATGGTGGAAGTGGGCAACGAGTGGGATACCACAGCCAGCCCCTTAGAGGCCAAGGCTGCCTGGACTGCTTGTCTTCCCCTACTGGGCGAAAAGATGATCACAGGGGGGATCACCTCCCTTTCTAGCCAAGCCCTAGCCTGGCTCGGGAAGGCCTTGAGCCCTATTTTCCCCAATGTGGGCTTCCACCCCTACCGCACCACGGAGCCCCCTACCCCCACGATTCGAGAAGACATCCGGAAGCTCAAGGCTCTAGCCCCCGCGTCCAGGCTCTGGAACACCGAGTGCGGCTGGCACACAGCTAAGAGTAAGGTCTCTTGTTTCAAGAGCGTGCAGTTTGACGACTTTCAGGTGGCTAACTTCTTGGAGAAAGACGTAGCCTACCACCAGGAGGAAGATGTGGAGTCCTACACTGTGTACCAGCTCAATGACGGACCAAATCCCAAGAATTACGAGGACTGCTTTGGGATCAGGAGAGTAGATGGCACCTGGAAGCCTTCTGCTTCCCTTCCTGCTAGGAGGTTGATGTGAAGATTTCCGAGTACACCCTTTTGGAGGACGCCTTTCACAACTCCTTTGGCTTCATGTTGAACAGGATCAGCGAATCCGAAATCAACATGAAGGACCCTCACGCGAGTACTGAGGCTGAAAAAGAGTATGTCGAGGAGAGGTGTTTCAACGAATTCGTCATCGCCATCGAAGAGATGGGCGTGGAGCTGGAGGACGCCAGGGTAACCAAGGATGTCTAAAAGGGAGCTATATGGTTTTTCTTCTTGAGGGCTTCTGGTGGGGCCTGTGTATTGGCGTGGCAGGCTCGGTCCTTTTCTGTCGGGTGGTTAGAAAGAGATGGCTTGCTGGAAAAGGTAAGCTAAGGGAAAAGCTTTACAAGTAATGGCTACTTACTTCTGGGCGGACACGCACTTCAACCATAAGGGGATTCTTAAATACACCTCCAGACCCTACAAGAACACCCTTGAGATGAATGCTGAGCTGATCGCTAGATGGAACTCCGTAGTTCTCCAGGAGAGTGACGAGGTTTACTTTCTAGGGGACTTTGGCTTTCATCACTCCGAGGGAAGGGATCTAGGAGAGATCTTCTGGAAGCTTCGAGGGAGGAAGAGCCTGGTGGTGGGGAATCATGACGAGAAGAATCCCAAGACTCTAAAGCTCCCATGGGAGAGGGTAGAAAATCTCTATACCTTCAAATCTGGAGGCTTTCGAGCCGAGCTGTGTCACTACCCCCTGGAGACCTGGAAGGCCTGCTGGCGAGGCTCCTTGATGCTTCACGGGCACTGCCATGGAACTCTTAAAAGGAAGCTTCCCAAGCGCTTCGACGTGGGGTGTGACGTAGAGCATCTTCCAGTGCTTTGGGAAGATCTTGTTGCCCGTGCGGCGAAGGAAAACTTCCAGCCTGGCGAGGTGGACGGACATGGTCTAGAGATACCGGGGGATGCATGAGATACATAAGCAGGTCTAGCTTCGACACCTTCAGGGAGTGCCCTAGGAAAGGCTACTGGCGTTACCTCTCGGGGCCCTTTGAAGGGGGGGAGGTTCTAGGCCTGGAAGAAGATCGAACCTCCTGGCACCTTGACCTGGGTATAGCGTGGCACACCGGCGCAGAGAAGCTCCTTCAAGGTGAGGGCGGCTCCGCTGCGTTCGATGCTGCCATGGCCTTGAATCTCCCTCTAGGAGCTGACTTGCGGGAATGGCTTCTAGCAGCCTTCCTAGCATGGGAGCGTGCGAAAGCTGATGACTTCTTCGAGAAGTGGGAGGTTCTAAGCATTGAGGACGAATTTGAGATACCTATATCACCTAACGTGGTTCTCTACACAAGGGCTGATTCTGTGGTGCGGGATAGGGCTGATGGATCTTGTTGGGTTCTCAACTGGAAAACTGCTTCAGATGTTAAGGACTGGAACAAGAAATGGTTCTTTGACCCGCAAGGCTGGACAGAGGCCCTCGCGGCGGAAGCCAAGCTAGGCGTAGAGGTGAAAGGATGCATTTACCTAGGCGTCTGGAAAGGACCGATATACCAGGGGAAGACATCTTCCAGGTTGATCTACGGGTACAAGCACTCCGGGAGGGGAGGGCTCACCTACGGAACCGAGAACGGTGGTGGCGGGGTTCGCTTCGAGGCGTGGAAGGAAGAGTTCCCCTTTGGGCTGGGAACTGCGGCCTGGATCTCCTGGCTCCCTCAGGACTTCCTAAAGAAGCACTTTGTAGAGTCTGCCCCCCAGATGCGTCAGGATCTCCTAGTGGAGAAATGGCTCCGCCAGGTGGTAAGGTATGAGGCAGATGTGGACCACATGCTCTCAGGAAGCGAGGAGGACAAGGAGACCTTCTTCTGGCAGAACTGGAGCGAGATAACCTGCGGGAGATGTGCTTTCAAGGACCTTTGCATGCTGAGGTCTTCCCCAGAGGAGATGATCAAGGAAGGCCTCCTTAGGCCTAGAAAGAAGAGTCCTAGAGATGAAGCAGAAGCTAAAGCAGGGGAGGTAACATGAAGTTCCAAGTAGATATCGAGGCTGATTACTCGGTGGAGGATATCGAGGATGATGATGCGGCTGCCCTGGAGTACCAGGACCTACTCTACGAACTCCGCCGTGCCTTCCCTTCCAATGTTAAGCTCAAGGTCACCCTTAAGTTTCGTGACAAGAAAGGCGTGTGGAATGTCTGGAGAACCTAAGACCATCGACCCCCTAAAGGTGGCGTACCACAGAACCCTCACCTCCCTGATGAACATGGCGGCGGAGAATGAGCGCCTCAGGGGACTCCTCTTCTGGAGTATAGGAGCCAATATAGGCCTGGTAAGTCTGGTGATTTTTACGCTCTGCAAGGCTTATGGGGTTTTCTAATATGCCTATAGTTACTCCGGGAAACGTGATGCTGATTTACGGCCAAGGCGGCATGGGGAAGAGCACGCTGGGGGCCCAGCTGGCAGCCTACACCTACAAAACTAGCGGGAAGAAAACCCGAGTAGTAAACATGGATGGCGGCGGCACAGCCAACGCCTACTCTGTGCTGCTTGAGAAAGGAATCGCTGAGATATGGAACGTGGATCAGTGGGACGAAAGAAGCCTCTTCCTGACTCTGGACCAGGGGAGCAAGGGCTTCTGGCCGGAGGACACGAAGGAGCCGAACTCCCCCCTGATGCCTCCCTTCCAGAAGTGGAAGGAGTGTCCTTCTTGTTCAAAAGATGTGGGTGCGAAGGGCTACGCTCTCCCGCCGAAATGCGCATCTTGTGGGACGACCCTAGCTGCGGGGACGTTTTGCCGAACGCGAACCACCTATGCAAACGGGTTCGATGCAGTGGGTGCGGTCGTCTTCGAGGGGTTCACATCATTTGGGGAAGCGTTGCTGAGGCGCTTGCGCACCATCAACCCCGAGGGGGGGAGAACCATAGATGACAAGGCGGGAGATGGAACAACTTTTAAGATCTCTGCTCCCGGGCAGCAGCACTACGGAGACGCCCAAGCCTACCTTGGGCAGTTCGTCGCCAACTCCAAGACCATCCCCACAGGAAGAGTCCTTTGGACAGCTCTGGAGAATCGTGGGGAAGAAGACGGAAAGGCAGTATATGGTCCAAAGGGCCCAGGGCAAGCACTCACTGCAACTTGTATCCCCTGGTTCACGGACGTGATACACCTTGATGGGATTCCTAAGACCGAAAAGGGCCTGGTTGTGAAGGATTCCAATGGCATGGAGGTGGTAGAGAGGAAGCTCTTCCTCTCCCCGCATTACCCTGCAGACAACAAGCTCTTCCTCTTTAGAGCGAAGACTTCTGCCCCGCTCACTGGAGGGATGCCTACCCTCTTGGATTTTCCTCCCACAGGTAACACGGTAGAGAAACTTTTCCAGCACATTGAAGACGCCAAGAAGAAGGCGGGAGAGGAAGCCTTGAAGTGAGCGAAATCCTCTCTTGGGTGGATGACGAAGCAATCCCGGGCATGTTCGACTTCGCGGAGGTCTACGACCTTGCTGTGAAGGAGGCTCCATGGGGGAGCTACCTGGTAGAGGTGGGGGTTTTTCATGGCAGGTCTCTGGTTTATCTTGCCAGGGCCGCTGCTAAGGCTAATAACTTTCTCCAGGTGGTAGGCGTAGATTGGGGCCGAGGTATAGGCTACGGCCTCAACGCGGATGGCGTCCTTAGGAATCTTCTCCTCAGGAAGCTGGATGTACCCTTGATTTTCTGTGACTCGGCGAAGGCTGCCAACTTCTTCAAGGATAATGGCTGCTTTTTCGTCTTCCTAGATGCGGATCACGAGGAGGAAAGTGTAAGAAGGGATATTAACGCTTGGTTGCCAAAGATCGCTCCTGGAGGTATCCTAGCTGGGCATGACTACGAACACCCCAAGGCAGTGAAGCTGCACCCGGGGGTCAAAGTAGCGGTGGACGACATCTTAGGTCCAGAGGTTGGGCACAAGCCAATAGAGGGCTGTTGGATGATGAGAAAACACGGAGATAGGCTGAGGCACCTTAGGTGAAACGTCTAGCTTTTCGCGCCTTTCTGGTCTTCTACCTCTACATCCTTGTGGCTGTCTTCTCTACTTTGTGAAGACATGGGCGACGAGAAGATTACCCCCGAGGGGCACCTGGTAGTAGACTTGGAGACCAAGGAAACTCGTATCCCCCTAGGCCTCTTGGAGGACCCCGCAAGGTTTGACGTGGGGGTTTCTCCTTCCTTGGGGGACATGATCGTGATAAACTTCGTTGACCAGCAGGGGCAAACTAATCAAGCTCTTGGGTTCAGGGGCAAAGCTGCTGAAAAGCTTCTACAAAGTTTCTACACCCTGCTGGTTATGATGCATGGTGCGTGGCCTGGGGACGGGGAGGACCAGACCAAGTCACCCAAGAAAAAGATAACTCTCCACTAGCTAAAAAGCCCGAAAGGGCAGAAAAGAGAAACCTTAATGGCTGCTACGCTTCCGATCGACGTTGCTGGAAACCCCCCCTTTGAGGGCGAGATCATGGCGGAGTCTCCTGACTTCACCAACTACGAGCTGCTGAACCCTGGGGTCTACACCTCACCTCACCGAGAGGTCAAGGCTGGCCAGGCGGTGGACAAGAATGGCAAGGCCTACATCTTCGCTGCCATCGAGTGCGCTGAGCTGCAGGATGAGGCGGGAGCTACTATCACGCTGGCCCGGCCCCTCAAGACCTGGATCGCCACCTTTGCCAAGACGCGGAAGAACCAGCAGGGTTCCACCTCCGCGGTGGCTGAGTACCTCAAGGCTGTGGGCTTTGAGCCTCACCAGCTCAAGGGCGAGGAGATCAAGCAGGCCCTTAGCGAGAGTGCCTCCTACCCTGTGAACATCATGGTTGGCTGGACCAACCGCACCAAGCCCACGGGGTCCAAGCTGGCTAACGGCAAGGATGAGTACACCGAGGAGTGGGCCAAGACGGCTGACTTCAATGCGGGCACGCCGGAGACGCCGCACCTGGTTCCCACCTTTGAAAAGGACGGGGCCCTGGTGCAGGCCAAGCATAGGATTTCCTACTTCAAGAAGGTCTAGACCTTCCCCTCGGGGGCGGGGTTAAGCCCCCCTTTTTTGCGGGGACTCTCGGAGAGGGCTAGGACTCATAATCCTCTGCAAGGTGGTTCAACTCCACCCTCCGCTACCAGGCACTTTTTCCCACAGGTTTAAGTGGCCTTCACACTAGGGTGAAGGAAATGTTTCTGAGGTGGCTAACCTAGCGCGATTTGCCAAGATGCGGTTGTGGGAGGGGGCCTGTGACTGGGTCTCCTCCCTTTTTCTTGTCAAGCTACCACCTCTGAGGTATACTAGCTTCCTTGGAGGTGATAGGAAATGATTGAGTTTCTCCGTAAGTTCTTGATGGGGGTGAGTTTGGCCTGCCTGGGGGGTGGCTTCACTGCCTGTGAGTATAGGCCTAAGCCCCCTGCCCCTACAGTTACCCCCACCCCTGTTCCAACCCCCACCCCCACTCCTACGCCTGTAGTGAGTTTGGGTAGACCCATGCACGCTATCTTCCTTGAGCTGCTTCTCCGGTCGGAGGGGGGTAAGTGGGTTCGAGACAACAAGCCCTTTAGCTACGTGGGCGCGATCCCGTGCTGGCCACCTGACAACGCGGATGGCACCCCTGGACCACTGATTGTGGATGGTAAAAAGATCGAGTACATGTGGCCTCTCGCTTCCGAGCAGTGGATTGATCACATCGCCTCGAAGGGAGCTAATGGGATTCATCTGCGTCCTGGCCCTATTGGTGCGGCTGATACCATCGCTGAGCTGCAGGCCATCGGAGGTCCGTACCTACCTGATGGCTCTGACTGGAACCCGAAGTTCTGGGAGCGCTTCCACACGATCATCCGGTATGCCGGTTCTAAGGGGGTGAACGTAGAAATTGATGGTCTCGATGGGTGGGTGGTGAAAAACTCCATCGCCGGAAGTTGGCACATGCCCTTCCCTGAGGAGGACGTCTTCACCGCACTCCAGCTTCCCATCAATCCCTCGGTGCGTAAGTGGATCAAGAAGTTGACCTACGAGACCTGCCTCTACGGGCACAAGACATACCAGATCGGGAATGAGACTGGTGTCTCTGGCCATGGCTGGACTCCCGAGTGGGAACGGGCTATGTACGGCCTCATTCGTGAGGGCGAGCAGCAGCCTGGTTGCGATGGCGAGGTTATTGCCATGATCGGCTCGAATAGCCGGGACTACGATGGGCCTTATGATTTCTTCGTCTCGCACCAGGCGGAGGCACTTACCGCACCGATTAGCAACAGGCCCACGGAGGTTAATGAGTACAACCCCGCGCTTGCTCCGGCTCAGTTCAAGAGCCTGATGTGCTCCTCCCGGCGTGCTGGCCAGAGCTTCTGGTACTGGCGTAGCGATGGCTCCGACGCTTGGCAGGATGCTAGCCTGAACCTCTTGAAAGGGGGGTGTGGCGCAGCTTCTACCTGCCCCGACCCCAAGCCTGATAGGGCTAAGCTGGATTTCACTATGCTTGTTTACCCGAATGGTATCGTAGATGCCACTCCTATAGTCACCAAGGATTGTGAGTACTGTTCTGCCATAGGCATGGGGGAGATTAACGGAACCCCCAGATGTGCTTGCCCCATCAGGAACGAGTGCCCTGGCTTCGACTGCGAGAACCGCCTGACCTGTGAGCAGTACGTCCTATCGGTTCCTGGGGTTTGTAGTGCAACGGCGCCAACCTGGCACACGGATGGAACGCTCCTGCTCGTGGACCAGTATGGCTTCCGCGCGCGGACGGATGGGACGTGGTTGGAGGCTTGCAACTGCGATTCCTCCATCTGTAGGAGGGTAGAGTTGTGAGCAGATACCTTACAGCGTTCTTGCTTCTAGCAGTGCTTGGGTGTACCCCACCTAAGCCCACCCCCTCTCCTGAGCCTACGCCTACACCTACGGCCACTCCTACCCCCACACCCACACCCCTCCCTACCCCTGGGCCAGTGGCTTGCACCATCTTTGGTGAGGAAGCCAACTTTAAGATCTCCCTCTTGAATGACAACCAGCTCAAGGATGTGGTAAGGGCAGCTCAGGCCAATGTGGGGGATGTTTGTGGACAGCCTCCGAGTGTGAGCCTGTGTAGGCTAGCTGTCCAGTTGGACAAGATGGGCTATCCAGCAGGCGTAGCCGGGGACTCGGTGATGGTGATGCGTAGGGATGTTCTCTACGAGGAGCATCATGCGGTATACTATGGTAATGGCTGCTGGCTTTCCAATACTTTCCGTAATGTCTGGGAAAGGCTAGACTAAGTGGCTGACCCATTTTCCCCTCCTGGATTCAAGTCCTTTAGCGACTACTCACTCCAGAAGGCCGTGGATAGGGCGGTGGCCAACCTTCCAGCTGATCACACGATCGCTGCGGTAGCTCACGTAGACAACCAGGATGGGGCTAGTTTGAGCATGGTTGTTCGTATCGGTGGGGAATGGAAGCTTTCCGCCACTATCGCTAAGCAGTGGGATCAGCCCTTCAAGTACGGGGCGGAGGTTGTGTGGTCCCGCTAACTCCCCAGGAGTGGGAGGAGAAGTGGTGGGAAACTTACAGGACCCTACGGAGGGCAAACCCCACTAAGTCCCTACAGTTAGTGCAAAAGTCTGCCACTAAGTGGATGTTGGAGACGTATGGTTCTAAACCTGATCCCGCCCTTCCCAAGCCGGGTTTGATCCAGGTAATTAAAATGGGCTTGGTAGTGAAGAGAGGTATCTCAATGTTCAAGTTTACCCCTGTAATGATCTCCGCGGCCCTGGTTGCGGGCGCCTCCGCGTTTGCTGCGGCGTACAACCTCGCCGTGGGTGACGGGGTTATCACCACCATGGAGTGGATCTCGGTTGTGTGGGCGGTTGCTAGCGCGGTGACTGGAACGCTTTTTCAGTCCACCCCGAAGCCTCCGGTCGTCTAAACGTATTTCGTCACGTATTTTGGAAGGGGGAGGGGATGGATGGTTTTAACTTGGTGGGAAAGCTTCCTTCCCCTTCACCTATTTCTAGGAGATCTTAATGGCAGTACCTAGGGTAATACCCTGCTTTCATTCTTACGGGCAGGCGCCCACCCAGTTTGCTATAGACCTCTCCAAGGCTCTTAGGTTCTCTGGCACCTTTATACCTTATGTGATCCATGAGCAAGGGTGCTACGTGGAGTCTTCCAGAAATAAGCTGGTGCGTGCCTTTTTGAAGTCTGATGGTACCCACATGATGATGATAGATGTGGACATCAGCTTTGAGTCTGATGCCTTCCTCAAGACCTTCACCATTTTCGAGCAGACGCAGTCGGATGTGCTCTACGGAAACTATGTCCTAGGAAACTCCGCGAACTCCCTCTTTGGGGGGCCGAACAACAAGAGCCAGGAATCTGCTGTTATGGTGAACCTCAAGCCTAACATGGTCTACGATGGCATCGCCACAGGGGGCACTGGGTGGGTGATGCTTAGGAGAAACCTCTTGGAGCGGATGGAGAAGGAGTGCCCCGGGCCATGGCACTGGTTCGCCAGGGATCTTACCTCCGATGGGACTGACTATCGTGGGGAGGACATCTCCTTTGGCCTGAGAGTTTACAACATGGTTCCTAAGCCTAAGGTTCTAGGTACTACCGCGGTCTTCCTGAGGCATCTCAAGGTTCAGCCCTTTATCCCACAGTTCATGAATGGGGTATCCAAGGATTTGGGCGTGCCGTCGGTCTCCTTCCCTAACCCTTACGAGGGGAATCCAAACTTCCTGATCAGCGGGAACCATGTAATCGAGAAGAAGAGCTTGACCCCTGATCAGCTAGCTCAGATAGAGATGCAAATTTTGGCCCAAAAGGTAGAGGAGGAGAAGAATGCCCAGCGTGAGCGAGAAGCAGCGAAGGTTCATGGGAGCGGAGCTAGCGAGAAGGAGAAGGGGAAAGAAAACCAAGACTGGCATGTCGGAGAGCCAACTCAGGGACTTCGCCAAGAAGCCGGGGCTGACGGACATGCTAAAGAAGAAGTCTTGAAGCCCTAGGGGGCTTTCGTGAAGACCCGGCTTCCAGCTACGCAGCTAACTCTGCCTGGGGGCTTTAAGATTATCCTGCTCTACCGCACGCAAAAGCAGTGCAAGCGCTATTCAGGGGATGATGTTTGGGGCTACTGGGATCAGGGAGTAAACGGGGGGAAGATAGTCATCAACAAGGATGCGCCTCTTTGGAGGCAGCACAGAACCTTCGGGCATGAGTTGGTCCACGCGGTTCATGACTACGCACATTGGCTGGACCGTAGGGCTGAAGACCTGAAGGAAGAGGGGGAAGCTACCCTAAGGGAGCTTAAAGAGGAGGACTAGAAGTGCTACATTTCAAGGCCGGCGTAGGCTTAAAGAAGTTGCAGCCACAGCTCGTGCTAGGGATCATGTTGATGAAGGATATTCTAGCCAAGACTTGCGGCCCCACGGTAGACTGCGTGATTACTAGCTGCAACGATGGGGAGCACATGCAGGGGTCTTTTCACTATTCCGGGAAGGCAGCTGACTTCCGCACTCAACACACTGGAATGGCCAAGAGCTTTGCAGAAGAAGCACGAAAAGAGCTAGGTCCCCTGGGATTCGATGTTATCCTCGAAGACCTGGGCCAGCCTAACGAGCATCTCCACTTGGAGTACGACCCGAAAACCTAAGGAGGGTAAGCATGAGGGAGTTCCTTTCTGGGGCAACCCGGGATGAAGACACCACAAAGTTAGACTTCGAGGGCTTCTTAAGCCCTCTAGTTTTACGGCGTTTCGCGGAGTACATGCATGAGCATAGAGTCCAGGCGGATGGGACCTTAAGGGCCTCGGATAACTGGCAGCGGGGGATACCTAAGCTAGCTTACATGCAGTCCCTTTTTAGGCACTTCATGGATGTTTGGACGCTTTGGAGAGGGGACAAGGTTCTAGCGCCTGTGGGTAAGGCTTGGGAGGATGCTCTTTGTGCAATGCTGTTTAACGTCCAAGGCCTCCTCCACGAGAGCCTTCTTAGCCAAGGTACAGTGCGATCAGAAATATATTATCCTGGCTCGATTCGTAACCAGGACGGTCTGGGCAGAATTCGCGATCTGGAGGGCAAGCTGCTCAGCCCTGAAGAAATGGAAGCTCGCGCCAAGGATGCTAGTGACGCCTCTTTTGGGCCTTGGCTGGGTTATAACAAGAGGAGAATCTAAGTGACTGAAGAGACGCAAGAAGGGCCTGCTAGTCCTAGCATCGAGGAACTTTTCCAGGTGGTCCAGGCGCATCACTCTGCACTGCAAGGGATCTCTACGCACCTTATGCAGGTAGCTGGTAGGCTAGGGGAAGTGGAAGCTCTCCTTACCTTTCTCACAGGGGAAGCTGAGCAGCCTAAGGAGGAGGAGGAGGGAAGTAGTCCTCAGGCTGATGGACACTGAGAAGGCCAAGATCCTTTTCTGGGACATAGAAACCCGGGGCCTCCAGGCGGACTATGGCTCCATCTTTTGTATCGGCTACAAGTGGCAAGGGGAAGAGAAGACCCATGTGGTCTCGATTCACGACGTCCCTGGGAAGCACCCCTTGGACGACAAGGAGCTGATCAAGTGGTTCGTGAAGGAGGTTTGGAATGAAGCTGACGTGGCAGTGGGCTGGTACAGCTCCGGGCATGATGAGCCCTTCCTTAGAACACGCTCAGCCATTCACAAGCTGGCAGCACCTAAGACTGTCACCACTCTCGACCTGTGGGGTAAAGTTTGGAAGAGATTTAAGTTCTCCAAGAACTCCTTGGATAACGTCTCCAGGCACTTAGGCCTCACCAACAAGTGGTACAACCCACCCCAGGACTTTGAAAGGGTCCTCTGGGGTGACAAGGCTGCGATGAAGCGGATCGTGAAGCACTGCAGGGTGGACGTGGAGATCACCGAGCAAGCCTACAAGCGCCTGGCACCTTTCATCCTCGCGCACCCGAGGGTAACTCACGACTCCTGGCGCTGCCGCACCTGTGGTAGCGAGAGCATCCAGCGAAGGGGCTGGAAGTACACCGCCCTTAAGGGTAAGACTATTCAGGTGTGGTGTAGGGCTTGCGGGGGCTGGGATACCAAGAGCCCGAAGGAGTTAGGAAAGTGAGCTTCCCCTGCACCAAGTGCGGCGCGTGCTGCGCGAAGGTCCAGGGAGAGCCTTGGAGTTCCACCCTTCCACTTAACCCTGATGGCTCTTGCCAGCATTACGACCCTAAGAGTAAGGAATGCAAGATCTACTCCACCCGGCCTGACATGTGCAGGATGGACTACTTCTGCCCCCCGCACTGCTGGGAGTGGCAAGAGGGCTACTGTGACAGGATTCACCAAGCCCTTTATGGGGTTTCACGAGAAAGGGGAGAAAATTGTACTCATGTAGTCGGAGGAAAAATGTCTAAAAAGGGCTCGGTACTTATTCTAGGGGCGGGGCGCTCTTCTTTCCAAAGGGTTGGCGTGTACTCCCCTGGAGAAACTCCACCTAGCAACTCCTTTTTTCTCAACTTTGAAGACATCTGGACTATAGACATAGACCCAGAGGCTAAACCTAAGATCACCTGGGATCTGGAGACCTCGGAGACTTTTGCTGGAAGAAAGAATCTCATCTGGCCTGTGCCAAATGGCTTCTTTGATGAGGTTCATGCGTATGAGCTTTTGGAACATCTCGGTCGGATGGGGGACTACGAGTTCTTCTTCGCCCTCTGGAGGAAGATCTGGGAGGTTCTCAAACCTGGGGGCGTGGTGTGTGCTACTACCCCTTGGTGGGAAAGTTCCTGGGCCTGGGGTGACCCTGGGCATAGGGTGGTCTACTCCCCAGCCTTGCTGATCTACCTTGACCAAGACAACTATTTAGCGCAGGTTGGCCACACCGCGATGACAGACTACCGGAGGTTTTTTCCTCCTCCTTACTCCTTCAAGGTTAGAAACTCCTTGATGACTAGCATCAACTCTACCGTACCAGATCCCAGAAGCGCAGGATTTACCTTTGTGCTACAAAAGGTGGACTGGAAAAATGAAAGTAAAAACTAAGTGCGGGGAGATAGAAACCCCAAACTTTTCAGACATAGGTCCTAGAACCAAGTACTGGGCTGAAGCTCTCCAAGACCTACTCAAGGTGGAGGAGATCTACTGCGTCCTTGGCGCAGCTTTGGAAGAGGCCTATCGAGCTGGTGGGGCTATGGCTATGGCACGTATATTAAGGGGGTTCAATGCGCATGAGGAGGTTGTGGACGCTGATTTCAAAGTCATCCCAGAAGGGGGATCAGGACCCATCACTGCGGAGCCAGCTAGCCCTGGCGAAAGCAGCGGACCCACTGAACATCCCGTGGTTGACGGAAGCGTACCTGGAGGCCCTGAGGAAAGCCCCCCAAGCCAGTGAAGCCACCAAGAAAGCTTGGAGAAAGGTGATAGGCCTTGCCTAAACGCTTTAGCACCTTTACCATGACCAGTGATCCTCACCACCCCGGAGCTGAAAGGCTCCGGAAAAGTGCTCTCTACTGGGGCTGGGACCTCACCTTTTTGCCTTGTGAGACTTGGGACCCCCTCTTTAGATGCCAGCAGATCTCCCAGCTAGAGTTCCTAAGGAGGGAGAAGCCTGAATTCTTCCTTTACCTAGATGCTTGGGACACGATATTTTGTGGGCCTCCACAGGAGATGATTTTTGAAAAGGGGGTCCTGACCTTTTGTGGCGATCCCCTCTTGGGAGACTGGCAGAACAAGGCTCTGGTAGCTAGGTTTACCCCGGATGCCTTCCCGCCTGCCAAGATGGACGAGTTCCGCTTTGTGAATGACGGGGTGATATGGGGAGACCCGGAGATCCTATTAGACCTGGGAGATGACTACCTCAAGAACTACCCCGCCAGCTTGAACCAGGACTACTTCAACTTGAGGTATGCCTTCGAGACCTCCCTCAGGAGGAATCGCCTGCGGGTGGACTCCGGGGTCAAGACTGTGATCAACGTAATGGGCATGCTGGCAAAGGCTGTAGATAGAAACTACAATGGTAGGCTTACTTACAAGCCTCTCAAGACTACTCCCGTGATCATGCACTCTCCGGGCACCAGACCTAGAGATCCCATTGCGCCTATTCCCCAGTGGATGGAGGAGGAGTATGCCTCAGGCTGAGCCCTACATCTGCACTACCATGACCACCGAGGGGGGGAAGTACTTCGACCTTCTCAAGTCGGCTAGAAAGTGGGGTTGGAAGCTGCAAGCCCACTTTACCCCCGTGGAGGATGGGGATGAGGAACTCTTCTCCAAGGCCTACCATGCATACATAAAGAGGAAGCACCTGGAACTGAAGAAAATACTAGAAAAAGCCTACCTCCTTGAGGGGTTCAAACGCTTCTTCTACATGGATGGCTGGGATACTGTCCTTACTGGCCCTCCTGAGGAAATCCCTTGGCTCCACCCGCTCAACTTCTCCGCGGAAAAATTCTCCTACCCGGAAACGCGCTACATAGACCTCTTTCCCCCGGGGTCAATGCCTTCCCTGAATGCCGGAGTAATCTGGGGCGAGATAGAAGCCTATCTTGCTCGGTGCCCAAGATACGAGATCTTCGATCAACTAGGCTGGATCAGGGAGTATATGAATAACCCTGAGGGGATCTGGCTCGACACGGAGTCCCAGGTGGCAGTGAGTCTTTACGGCATAGCTGATCAAGACACCTGGGGCTACTCCGGTGGGCGCACTATTTATCGCCCTACAGGCACCAAGCCTCTAGTCCTACATGCTAATGGGAAGTGGTTTCTGCCTGCTTGGCTAACATGCTAAGCAAGCCTAAGGCCTGCGAAGGATGTCCCTTGGAGAAGCTCGGGGCAGGCTTTGCTTTAACAGGAGGGAAAGGTGATACCACCTCAGTACTTGTTGTGGCAGAAGCACTTGGAGAAGAGGAGGCAAGGGCAGGAGAGCCCCTGGTTGGCCCAGCAGGGAGGACCTGGGACCGGCTGGTCAGCGGAACCCTTGACCCCTTACGCAACCACAACTTGTGTAGGGACGACTTCCTGCTGGCCAATGTTATCAGCTGCCAGCCTCCAGGGAATGTCATCACAGGAGCGCCCTATGAATCTGCAGCCATCGATCACTGCAGAGGATTCCTGGAAAAGACAATACGAGAGTTCAGACCAAAATGCATCCTTACCCTGGGAAACACTCCCCTTAGGTGGTTCACCGGACAGTGGGGGATTGAAGGCCTTAGAGGTTACGTCTTTGAAACCCCTTGGGGACCTGTCGTACCTACCTATCATCCCTCCTACATCCAGCGAGGAAAGTGGAACTTGGCCAGGGTGGTTCAGCTGGATATTCTTAAAGCCCTTGAAGTGGCTAGGGGAGGTACTGCTTCTCTTCATGTGGAGAAAACCTATGAGTTATCTCCCGGAATCAGGGAGCTTGAGGTCTTCCACACGAGGTGGCTCAGGGCAGGATGCCCACCGCTAGCATTCGACATTGAAACCCCTCACTCCGAGGCCTCAGACAACGAGGACATGACCTTTGAGGAGGATGCCTCGTACCAGATCTTGATGATCTCCCTTTCCTTCGAGCCATTCAAGGCTATCAGCGTGCCTTGGATAGAACCCTTCAGCACTGTAGTGAAGGAGATCTTCAGGACTCCTGGGGACTTCCTGGTGTGGAATGCCAAGTTCGACGTCCCCAGGCTTATGGCTTCCGGGGTCCACTTTAGGGGACAAGTAGTGGATGTTATGCTTGCCTGGCATTGGCTGGAGCCGGCTCTCCCCATGGGCTTGAAGTACGTGGCCACCTTTTTCTGCCCGGATATGGCTGCCTGGAAGCTAGAGATGCATAAGAATTTCTCCTGGTACAACTGTGCAGACTCGGATGTGCTCCTAAGAACCTTCCTAGGCGTGAGAGAAAGATTAGAAGCCCAAGGTAGGTGGAATACCTTCATTAGGCACTTTGTAGAGTTCGGCAAGGTTCTTAACAAGATGTCCGAAAGGGGGGTGAGCGTAGACCATGACGCTAGAGCAGCAGCTAGAGAGCATTTCCAGGAGCGCTTCGTCGGGGTGGTTGAGAACAGCCAAAGGCTGGCTCCACCTGAGCTTGGGAATCTCAGTCCGAAGCGTGGGTATATCCGAACACCCACCGAGACTACTGGTATGGTCCAGATCGAGGTCGAGCTTAACGAAAAGGAGCTGGCCAGAAGAAGAAAGGAGTCCGAGCGTGGGAGAGAAAAAGCTAAAAAAGAAGCCGAGAAGCAAGCGAGGAAAGCTCAGCGCGAAGAGGCTCGCAGAGTTAAGAAGCTGGGTAAGAAAGATGCAAAAAGGAAAAGAGTAGTCCATGAATAGCATCTCTCACCCGCACCTTTGTGTTGAATGTGGAAAGGAGCACCTTTGTGACTACCCGGAATGCGATACCCTTCAAGGCTTCCAAAGGCTCTGCCAGAGGTGTAGCTATCTCTATGGCTGGAGGCAGAGCAAGGAGCGCAGGACCCAAGACGACTATAACGTCACGTTGTAAGCACAGGCTAGACTCCACGTTCCCTAAGGAGAGTGTAGGCAGCTTCTTGGTAGGCAGGTGCTACTTCTGTGAGTGCATCGTGGCTGTAGAGCAGGTTGCGTGAAGGAGCTAAGGTGGGCGAAGCGAGAGCCCTTCAATCCGGTCAGCTCCACCCAGGTGATGGCCTATCTCAAGCTGAAGGGATACAAGGTGCCTGTGGATCGGAAGACCCGGAAGCCCACATCCGGGGAGGATGCGATAGTGGAGATCCTCAGGCACAATCAGGACCCGCTCCTAGAGCGAGTCCTGGAGGCCAGGCACCTAAAGAAGGCTTTAGGCTACCTTTTGGATACAGCTTTGGGCCAGGATGGAGCCTTTCATCCGATTTACACCTTCAGGCCGGAAACGGGCAGGCTCTCTTCTATCCGGCCAAACATGCAAAACGTCCCAAATGGCGGCGTAGACGAAGAGCTGGCTAGAGCCATAAGAAGTTGTATCGTACCCTCGCGCCCTGGGAGAGTCCTCCTAGAATGTGACTGGAAGGCCATGGAGGCAGTACTTACAGGTTTCTTCGCGGGGGACGACGAGTACATCGCGGCGAGCCAGAAGGACTCACACGCATGGTTTGCGGGCTACCTTCTCCTAGAGCAGGGAGTCATCAAGGAGGTACCAAGTCCTAAAAGTGAAGGCTTTATGGACTTCGCCTCTTGGGTCAAGAAGGACTTCAAGGAGGTAAGGAGCCTAGCTAAGAAGGTAAACCTGGCTACAGGCTACGGCATGAAGTGGCCCCTTCTGGCTGCCACCTTAAGGTGCAGTGCGGCAGAGGCAAAGCGCTACCTGGAAATCAAGGACAAGATGGCACCAAAGCTAAAGGCCTGGAAGGAGGCAACGTGGAGAGAGGCGCACGCAAAGGGATTCTTAGAAACTCCCTTTGGATATGTAAATTTCTTTTGGGATGTCTTGCGCGTGAAATCTGGAAAGGCTTCCCTAGGAAAGGAAGCCAACGCGGCTCTAGCCTTCAGGCCTCAAAGCTCCGGGGCAGCCATGCTAAGAGAGACAATGCTCCAACTAGACTCCCATGATGGAGAAGCTTTCGACTTCTTGGTGCCTATTCATGATGCGATTCTTGTGGAGACCTGGGAGCGGGATGTGGAGTATGCGAAGGGTGTGATCTGTAGTGCTATGGGTAGACCCTGGCCCGAGCTGGGGGGTTTGGCTATCCAGGCTGATGCCAAGGCTGGTTCAAGGTGGAGCGAAATGGAGGCTCTAGATGACTAAGGAAGGTGTGGGAAAGGCCGGGATGGCTTTAGCGGTCTTGCAAGTTAGGGCACAGCAGCTAAACGATCTGATCAGCGGGGTGAAAGATGCAGAGGATGCAGCTTCCCCCTCGGTTTTGGACGTAGTCAGGACTAGTGTTCACGCCCTGAACGAGGAATACTTCACCTACGCTCATGCCTGCTGGCTTGCCAGCTTGACTGAACCGGGGGAGGGGGAGTAGACTTTAGGTCTCGCCTCGGAGCTACGCTCCCCCGGTTTGCGGTTCCGGGAAACCAAAACCGCCTTTTACCTTCTAAGCAGGGCTAGGTGCACTAACAGAAAAGCTCACCGCTACTGCTTCTCCCGCTACCACCTCGATGTCCAGGACGCCGATTAGGGACTTGACGCCAAGGCCCATGTCCGCGTCAACCTCGACCGTGGCCTGGAAATTTCCCAAAGGCCCCACAGCCGAGATATCACAGGCGAAGCCATCATCCGAGGGAAGGAAGGATAGCCCAGCGGGGTCGGAAACATTCCAAATAGGCGTCCCATCTACCTTGGCGGGATTGCCCTTTGCGTCGGTTACAATGATCTCTACGGAGATCTTCTCCGTGTCTTTAATCGTGACAGCCATTTTTCCAACTCCTTTTACTTTGATATCTTTGGTCGAGATTGACCACCTCAGGTACATTAGCTTGGGGTCTGGAGGCTCACGCAGGCAGATCTGCCGCTTGTCCCAGTCTACAGTCAGGGCTAGTTGTAGCACGACTACTTCTCCTTGGCCCCCGTGGCTGCCTCTCTAAGGGGCTTAGTTAGCATGTCCACCTTCTCATTCCTCTTCTTGAGGGCGTAGGCCTGAGCCATGGCGCCGGTAAAGGAGGGTTCTTTAGGCTTTGGCAGGGGCTTGGCCTTGAAAGCCTTTCTAACTTCTGCTTGTCTCTTCTTCTCCTCGTAGTACGGGCCTTTCAGGCTCTCGTCTTCCCAGGGCTTCTTCTCATCCATTTAAGGTCTCCTTGAGGGATCTCCGATCCCTCCTGATGCCCGCGTGCTGGGCCTTACCTGTTGCCTTCTAGCCTTTAAGGCTTCCACCCTAGCTAGAAGTTCCTTGTACCTTAGGTCTGGGTCGCCTGCGGCTCGTCTAGCATCCAGCTCAGAGGGCTTCCCTGCGTAAGCTAGCCAGCCTGCATCTTCCTGGGGGAGACCATAGGAGGAATATAGGTTTGAAAGCTTCTCCTCGTTGTAGGCAGAGTCTAGGTTCTTTCCCTCGTAAAGCTGGCCCACATGACGAAGCTCGTGAGCTAGCTCGAAGGGTTTGGCCTTAGGACTTACTCGTACCAGGGGCCTACCCTCGCTTCTCTGCCCGTAAGTGCCTGGCTCGAACTCGCCCTCCTCCTGCACATAAGGATAACCCTCTGGGGTTCTCTTGGCTTGAGCAAGCTGGTACCCTGGCATGAGTCTTGCAAAGATCTGCTCCGGGGTCTCGGGCATTAGAAGGCTTCTCCTTTACCCTTGGGCTTCACCACCTCATCCACGAACTCGGGGAGGTTGGCATTCGAGGGCTTGAGCTTACCCATCTTGTACTTGGAAGTATATTCCTTCTTGAGTCTCTTGGCCCCGCCATACTTCTCGTTGAGGGTATGCACCCGGGAGTAGAGGGCCTTGGGCTTCTTACTCTCGGGCAAGGCTTGGTAAGCAGGTGAGGTGACAAACTCATTCAATAGCTGCGTCACCAGGGGCATGTACTCGTTCTCGAACTTCGCCACTTCCCCAGGGGAGAGACGGTAGTAGAGGTTCCGCCCGAAGGGATCCTTCCCAGGAAGCGTGACCCGGTGAGAAAGCCTAGGGCCACTCATCTTGAACTTAGACAGCTCCTTTTGTAGGGCCCGGTCCTTTTCCCTTAGTCCTGCTTGGCTACCTAGCCACTTCCCCTTGGCACCTTCGTCTGCGCTAACCCCGTTCCCCAGGAGCATGAGGGGGATGAGCCAGGCAAGCCTGGGATTAGACTCAATGATGTCATTAGTATCACTGATACTCATGGGCTCAAGGAGTTCCTTGACGGTGGTGGTGGCAAAGCCGGTGGGGTCTGCATTGTAGTCCAAGGCTTCCCCTGAGCCGGTACGCTTCTCCAGGAAGCTAACCAGGTAGCCCACTCCAGGGCCCGCCTTGCTTCTAGCAAACCTAGCCACTGTGGCTAGGGGACTTTGCTCGGAGATCCTGCCACTTCCAAGCTCCTTCCTCTTCCCATAGAGGACTTGCTTCCCCCTGACGATGAACTGCTGTAAGCCACCCCAGCCGTCAAAGACTGCCCCTCCCATCCTGACCTTACCGAAGTCCGTAGAGAGCGCATCCCTTTCAATCTTGGGGTCTTCTCCCTGGAGCTTGGCGATAGTGTAAGCCAGGCCGGTGAGAGCCACGCCTCCCGCCATGGATCTAAGGGTCTGCATCCTGGCATAGCTCCTAGCATCCTTAGTAGCGTAGCGGGAGAAGCCAGTGAGCGCGTGCCCCAGCATCCTAACCCTGGAGGCATTCATGTTAGCGGAATAAAGGCCATAGTTAAGAACTTTGTCGAGGTGTGGGCTCCCAGTAACCTTGCCCCTAGACGCAGCGTTATTGATATGCTTGACCAGGTCTGGGAGGAAAGCCTCGAACTCTGCAGTGCTCCTTCCCACCTCGCCAAAACCCTTGACTCCATACTTGAAGGCATCCAGCATGGCCTTGTTTTGGTAGAAGTTGTAGGCGCGGTTGGAGGCATCCACAGGGAGGGTGATGACCTTTGAAAGGGTCTCCCCTAGGACCTTCTTGCTCCAGGTTTCCAGTGCTCCCTTCCCTAGAAAGCCCTCTGCTACGTCCTTCCCCCTTACAAATCTAAGGCCCTTCTCCGAGGCAAGCTGGTAGTAAGGGTCAGCTTCAAACATCTGCCGGAAGTGTGCGTCCGCCTTTTCGGAGAAGGCAGCACTCACCATGTCCTTCATGTTCTTAGCGAGGCCCCCTTCCTTAGGGGCCTTGAGCTGCGCCAACTGCACTATGTCTTGGAAGAGCTGATCTGTGGAAAGCTGCCAGGTGTTCCTGAAGACATTAGAGAAGTCGATAGCAGTCTTGATAGGTCGAGTGATGTTGATTCCCTCACCCACCTTGTCAATCCAGCTTTGCACCTTCAGGTCTGAAGGAGAAGGCTTGAAAGGGCTAGTCCCCAGGGTGGGGAGCTTCTTCACCTCTTCAAAAGAGGCCTTGGAGGCCTTCCAGGGGAGAGACCTGATCCGCTCCCTTTCCGCCTCCCTTGGGGTCTTGGAGGAGCCAGCCATCTTTAAGCCAAAGGGTAGGCCACCTAGCCTAACCCCCGCGAGGATCTCCGGGTCTGCTAGGTCTTGCCTGAGCTTATCCGTGATCTTGAGGACCTCAGGGTTGTGCGTGAGGATAGTCCTGGCCAGCTCGAAGGAGAACTCCCTAGGGCTATACTGCGCCCTCTTGACTCCATGCTCCGTAGAGTGGAACTGCTTGGAACTTTCCTTCTCAGGCACTAGGGCAGTCACATCACCGTAGGTCTTCTTCCCAATCTTGATTCCTTCCCGCAAAGGAAGGTTGCCTGCGATCTGCGCAAATGCATGAGGTCGGTTGGTGGTCTTAGTCTCCGCGTGACCAAGCTCATGGAGAAGGGCGTCCACCACGATATCTGCAAACTTCTGGGGGTGCTTTGTAAGGCTGCCCAGCTGCGCCAGGTCAATGTAGGCAGCGAGCTTTTTAGGCTCCCACCTAGTCCCTGCCTTGCCAGTCCACCAGCCACCGAGGCCCACGTATGCTTCCTTCAAAGCCGGGGCATTGGTAAGGTTAGCTGCAAGCTTGGCTAGCTTGCCCCCGGCCTCTTCGATCAGGGGTCGGGCCTTAGAGTAGGCCTTCCTCTCAGCCTCGACACTTTCCTTGGGAGTTAGCTCCGAGCCAGCCAGCTTCAGCTTCTGCCCCGCGGCACCCGTAGCCTGGGCCCTCCTGGAGGTCTCAAGCTTTCCAATAACTGTAGTGGCTTCTCCTTCAGGGATGTGCCCGGCCTTGACCCACTTTTCCACCTGCCTCTCAAGATCCAGGCGGGTGGAGGCTTCTACTTCCTTACCCTTGAGGAACTCCTGGGTGGCAGGGGAAATCTCTGGGGCCCTTACCTTAAGGGCCTCAAGCCTCTCCACCGCGGTGGGAGCCTTCTTAGCCCAAGGAACAGGATACTTGTTGAGGTCCCCCACGAGGATATCAGCTGGGGGAGAGGGGGTATACTTAGCCTTCTTCGCTCCGGTATACTTACCCATCCCCACAGTCGAGGTGGCGATCTTGGGCCCCTTCTCCTCCCTGGCAGCCAAGGCGGCTTCTGTCATCCCTGCAGAGCCCTTCTTCTCCCTCTCAAGGATCTGCTGGTAGGCTTCTGCCTCGTTCTCGATCTGCCCTGCGGTCTTCCTCCTAGAGGTGCCTCTCCCAAAGGCAGGGGGCTTGGCGTTCGGGTCCACATTGTAGGAGATCCTAGTGCTCTCAGCCTTAGAGCCCTTGGTTTGGAGGAGGGGGTAAGCTCCCTTTTCTCCCGGCAAGGTGGTCATGCGGAACCTGGACTCTGGGACCATGCCCTCGTAGACCTTAAGCTCTTCCTTTACCTTAAGGGCATTATCCAAGGTTTCCTGGGCGTGCTCTGCAGCCTTGACAGCTTGGGGAGTGCCTGTCTTGTTTGCATACTCGAAGACCTTGGGCGCAGACTCCTCCACCTTCCTGATGTGCTCCTGAAGTAGCTCCACCTCAGAGTAGAGCTGTCTCTTCCCACTGGCTCCAAGGGGGGCGATCAAGCTCTTGGCATAATCCTCCGCGAAGGGCTTCCTACCTAGGCGCGCCGCAACGCTCTTGAGCATAGGCCCAAGGCTTTGGATGACCTCCACCGGCCCGGGAATCTCTTCCGAGATCTTCTCGGACTTGGAGGCTGCCTCTTCTGCGGCCCTTTCAGTAACCCACCGCCGCGTGCGCTTCTTCACCTCGCTCATGGAGGGGAGAGGAACCACCCTACTTATCCTGGGGGAAGGTGCGTTGTCTCCCTTGAGTAGCTCTGTCTTCGCAGTGAGTTTGGCCAAGCCCTCAGGGGACCTGGCGGCTAGCTTGGAGTGGGTTTCCGGGGTGGTGTACCTGGGGCCAGTGACTGCGCCTTCTTCCCGCCCCAGCTCCTTCCTAAATTCCTCCAGGGAGCCTAGGAACTTGGTAAGCCTCACCCTGGCGTCAGGCACAGGCTTCCCGTCAGGGCCTACTCCTGCAGCCTTGAAAGCCCTCTCTACTCTTCCCTTCAGGTCCCAGCCAAAGCCCGCCTGCTGAATGTCACTCCACTTGATCCCTACGTTCTTCCCGGTGGCTGCCCTTCTCTTGAAGACATCTAGGATCTTCTCAATAGCGTCTGCGCTGGCTTGAGTCCTGGAGGCGCTGCGCTGGAAGGGCCCAGGCTCCATGAGGTGCTCCCCAGCCTTGGGGGCCACCTCCGACTTGGTACCGAGCTTAAGAAGCTTTCCAGCCACCCTGACAAAGCCCTTAGGGATCTGGGCAGGCCGCGCAGGGTACTTCTTAGTGGCCTCCTTGGCAGGCTTCCACTTCTTCTCCTGAAGGGGACCCGTGACCTTGCCTGCCTCCTCGTGAAGCTTTTCCCTCACAGGGCGGGGGGTGAAAGGCTCCTGCGCGCCAGCCATCTCCCTAGGGAGCTTCCTCTCCCCTTCTGGGAGGGAGGAGAAGCGATTAGGGAGCTTGGGGATCGGCTTGACATAACGCCTGGAAAGGTAGGCTTCCCTAGAAGCTGCAGCCAGCTCAGCCTGGCTTTCTTCGCTAAGGCGGAAGCCGCCCTTGGCTCTTTCTCTAGCTCTAGCAGCTTCCCTCTCGGCCTGGCTAGGGGCAATAGAGCCCCTAGAGCCTACCGTGGGAGCCTTGCCTGGGAAGCCAACCCTGGTGATCTTTCCAGAGATCCCCTTGGGGATGGACTTTAAGGCACTAGGCTCAGGGGTAGGTTTGGCAAGGCCTAGCCTACGCTTGATCTGCTCCTTACGCATCTTGAATCTAGATGCCAGGGAGCTTTCCTTAGGAAGAGGAATCTCTTCCTTCCTTGGCTTACCCGCGATGTCCAAGGCATCTGCCAGCTGACGAACGGACTCCTCTGGCATAGCTTCAAGCTCGGCCAGAATCTTGGCCTCTCTGGCTACAGCTTGCTCAGTCTTGGGGGCTTTAGGTCCGGCTCTGTACCCAGGCTCCTCTTGCACGAGGGCCTTGAAGACCTTCTCCACCAGGGCCTGGTCTCTGCTCTTCTTCTCCCTTTCCCTGGGGGAAAGCTCCGAGCCGGCCAACTTGAGCTTCCCCTTCTCAGGTGCGTGAAGCAGGCCAATAAGGTCCCCGATGTTTTGGGACTCATTGATAGTAGCCCTACGGGTGCCAGGAGAGAGGTCGAGCAGATTTCCCTTGACATCTCCCCAAAGCTTGATAGCGTCATCCATGGCCCTGGCAGCTGCGCCTAGATTGGTGGTTCTAAGTGCTCTGGCCTGCTGCACCTTGGCTCGGTATTGCGAGGCGAGGTCCTCGGCGGTCCTGGCAGAATCTGCACTCTTTTGAAGGGTGACCCCCAGGCGCTCCTGGTTCCAGAGCTTCCTAGCTTCCTTAGCCGAGAGTTGCGGCTGAGTCGTTCTGAGCTTGGAGAGTTCGGGGGAAGTCTCCTGGGATCTAACTACAGTCTGAAGCGCCCTCTGATCTCCGGCTTCTGCCTTCTTCCATCTAAGAGAGGTGCCACTAAGTCTTGGAGCTGCCTTACGAATGTAGGCAACAGCCTCAAGGAGTTCCTTCGCCCCTGTGGAAAGCTCCCCCTGGGCATTCCGCTCCCTAGCAAGGGTCTTTGCTACATTAGGGAAGTAGCTCCTGAGTTGGCCATAAGTAAAGCCTCTAGCTTCGAGAGCTTCCATTCTTCCAGGCTGGGCCCCACTCTTAAGCTCCGTAGCTAGCTGCTTGATCATCTTGGAGGTGGGAGAATTCAGGCCTATGACGAAGTTGTCTCCAGTCCACCTTCCAGAGGAAGGCCCCGACTTTACTGTCGAAATCCACTCATCAATTGGATTGATGGCCTTGGGTACAGGTGGAGGCTTCAAGGCTTCAGGAAGAGGGGCTTCCACTCTCCGGTTAGTTATGGCTGCCATGGCAGGCCTGACAGAGGAAGTGAACATCCCCAGGAGCTTCTCCCCCATGCTCTGCTTAGGCCCGGCTGGAGGCGGTAGGCCTGCCATCTTCTGCTCTACCTGGGGAGCCGCGGCCTTCCTCTCAGCGATGAGGGCCTTTACGAAGTCCGGGTGGACCTGAGCCTTTGCGGCCTGTCTCCTAAGGGCATCAGCCTGCCTGGGGGTAAGAGGACCTCCAGCCGCGGTTAGCCTGTGCGGGGGAAGGTTCATCACCTCTGGCTGTGGAGCCATCTGATCCGGGGGGATGAAGTCTGCCTCAAAACCCTTTAGCTCTGTGGGGGTAGGTGGCTTCATGCCCAAGCCTTCTGCTAGCTCCATACTCTCAGGGGAGTAAGTCCCTGCAAGAATAGAAGCCCTAGTGGGGGCTTGGAGCGAAAGGGCCCCAGCTTCAACCGAGCCTTGGAGACTCCTGGCCTGGAGTGCATGCTCAGGGC